GCCGAGCCGGCTGGCAAGGCGACTCCCATTACCCAATCAACAGGAGATAACGCCATGCCCATGCTGGCACCGCAAGACCTTCAGCAGGTCATTCACGCAATCTCGCAGACTCCCCAGTTCGACTTCCTGACCAAGCTGCTCGAAGCATTCAAGACGCCCGATGGACTCATTGAGGCCATTCAGGGCGGTGGCGCGGGCTTGGGAGGTGACGAGGGCCTAGAAGGCGGACTCGACCAGGGCGGCGACGAAGCGATGGACCAGGGCCTCGGAATCGCGCCCGAAGGCGACGACCTGGGAGACTTGGACGCCCTTGGAAGCGGAGAAGGCGATGACCTTGGCGGAGGAGAAGAACCCGAACCCACGCCTGGACCGGAAGGCGAACCGTCCGGTGAGGCACCAACCGAAGAGGAACCCGAACCGGAGAAACGATCCATGAGCACTTCAGGCAATGCCGTTGTCGAAAAGTACACCCAACTTCAGCGCTCGCACAACGAGGCCCTGAAGGACATGGCCACCATGCACGCTCGCATTCAGCAGTTGGAGCGAGTTAACGCCAATCACGCTCGCCGCGCCAAAATCTCGGACTTGCAAAGCCGCTTCCCGACGTTCATCGACGCCAGTGAAGAACTGGAACGATGCCTGTATAGCCAGAAGGGCAGCATGACGGATGCGGAGTTCGAGAAACACATCGCCGACGTTGAGCGTTACGCCGAGAAGCACGCCAAGGCCAGCGTCTATATCCCGACCGGGGACGCCCCGAAGACGGAAGAAGATTTGGGATCGCCGGAGAAGTACGCGATGTCCCAGAAGATCAACCAGCGAGCCGTCAAGATCGCGACCGACTACGCGAGCAAGAACCCCGGCAAGGTCATGGCCTACGAGGAAGCGAAGCGGATCGCTCGCGAGGAACTGACGAAGTAACTCAACCACCGGCTTCCGTCCGGTTACTTGAAGGAGAAGAACTATGCCGCTCTTGAACCCGAATTATGTGGCCGGTGAAAACCTGTATCCTGCTCGGATCGTCAAACGAGCCACCGACGAAAACAACGCAGTTCTGATGGCTGACGACGGCTCGGCAGTACCTGTTGGCGTCGTTTTCAACGGAACTCGCGAGGCACCGATCCCGTCTGTCACGACCGCCTATGCGGCGCTGGACCAAGAACCTGTTCGCGTTCACGGTCCAGGCGATGTGGCGGAAGTTGAGATCGGCGAAACGCTGACGGATGGCTGTGAAGTCATGGCCGGCACCAATGGCGTGGCGATGATTGCGACTGCCGGCAACTACGTCGTTGGCATCTGCCAGCGAGGTGTCGCATATTCGTCCGGCGAGAAAGCCTGGATTCACGTCATGATCTACCAGAAGAACGCCTAACCCACTGCAACGCGACGTGCCGTAGCCAAAGAACGGGGTGCATGTCCGGAACCAAGGAGATTTACCATGCCGCTCTCGACCGGAACTTACGCCCTGCCCGGTGCATATAACACCTATGTGCAGAACCCCGACGCTACGGGCAACCTGATCATCACGTTCAGTCGCGACCCGTCGAAGTTCGCCCTGCCGCGATACGCCCAGTACCGACCCGTGACCAAAAGCGCGGGCCTGTTCTTGCGGATCAAGGCAGATGAATGTGCCCGCATCCTGGACGCCGACTTGAACGACTACGTGTGGCCCGACGGCGGCGACGCCCCCAAGCGAACCCACACGGAGCAGTTTCGTTACGAGTCCTACCGGGCCACTCGGTACGCCTACCCTATGCAATTGGGCGAGCTGGCGATGGAGGAGGCCGACTGGGACATCGAGGGCGTCCACAAGATGTTCAACGCCCAGAAGGCCATGACGGCGCGGACGGTGAAGACCATCCAGCAGCTGGAAACGGTCGCCAACTGGGACTCGACCCACGTCAAGTGGACCAACGAGATTTCTGGAAACACCAGCTACAGCTGGGAAGCCTCCACGACCTCGCTGATGGACATCAAGCGGTCGATCACCTACGCCGTGCAGGTCATCCAGAAGGGTACTCGTGGCGTCGTGACGCACAAGGACCTCATGCTGGTCATGTCCCCGGCCACGGCTGCGAAGATCGCTCTCTCGCAAGAGATCATCGACTTCGTGAAGCAGCAGGCCAGCGCGCCGCAGATCACCGAAGGCGCGAAGTGGGGCCTGGACTTCTACGGGATGCCCCCGACGCTCTACGGCCTGCCCGTGGTCATCGAAGACGCCGTGAAGGTCACAAGCGAACGCGGTGCGACCACCACGACGGACGACTGGGCGATGACCGAAGGCAACGTGTTCGTTCTGGCCCGGCCGGGAGGAATCGAAGCCGTCGCTGGTGGTGGCCCGTCGTTCTCCACGATCACGATCTTCTTCAAAGAAGAAATGACCGTGGAAACCAAGAAGGACGTGGACAACCGCAGGTGGGATCACCGCGTGGTCGATCACTTTGATCCGATCATGACCGCACCAGTCAGCGGCTTCCTGTTCCGTGGCGTCACCGAGACGACCGACAGCAGCAGCGGAGACTAATCTGTGGCCGCCTACGCATCCATTTCGGACCTCATAACTCGCCGTGACAAACGGCTCATCGGCGAGTTAATGGGGGACATGAACGACACGCCCACTGACGCAGAGCTGCTTGCCAGCGATGTGTTGAGTGAGCTGCTCGTGGATGCGTCCGGCCAAGTCGAGTCTGCGATGCTATCCGGCAAGCGGTATCTGCCTGCCGACCTGGAATCACTGACGGGCAACTCGCTGGGGTTCCTGAAGAAGATCGTCTGTACGATTGCGATGGCCGACCTTTACGAACGTCGGCCGGGCTACCACATGGAACAGGCCAAGGCTTACACAGAACTGGCGCAAGCCTATCTGAAAGCACTGCGAAACGGCGAGAACCTGTTCAACCTGGACGACCACATCAACGCCGCAAACCCAGACACAACTGCTCCGACGGTTGTTGATTACACAAACCTGAACTTTTACCCAGAACAGATGGGCAGGCACCTCGTTCCCAGATGGAACCGTTTGCCCGCAGGACGTTAAAGAAGGAGAACGAACATGGCAGCTGGCGTTTTTAGCGGCATTCTTCCGATGGGATTCCCGCATCGCAGTACCGGCGCAACGCTCGTTGAGTTTGGCAGTGCCGCAGATACAGGTTCCGGTGACGACGCTACGATGCTGAAACTTGGCTACTGCGAAGACCGAGTTCAGATCGACGAGAGACCTCAGTGGGAAGACATCAGGAACGACATCTTCGGCGGCATGGCCGGGATTCCTTCGGAGGTCCAGTACCTCGGGTCTGTCGTCTACGTCCATTGCAACCTGAATCGGTTCAATGACTACCACATCAAGAAGTTGTCCTCTATTCACCCGTCACTTTCTCAGGTCGTTGGCGCAGAAGTGGCCAATCAGATGACTGGAACGACTGGCGATGTCGTTAGTGGGCCGATGGGCGCGTTCATGCGACAGGGTGACAACGCGACGATCACCTACATGGAAACCCTACGACTGTCGTCTGCTACAGAAAACTTGACTTTCCACAAGGCATTTCTGCGGCAAGGAAAGCGGTTTAACATGGGTGTTCGGCACCAGCAGGTGATGCTCGTGTTTGAGTGCCACATCTACAGCCCGTGCGACCTGGAGTTGTACGAAATCGCAGCCGGTACAAACCCCTGTACCTAATTGACATCCCACTTGGCACGTAAGCAAAGCCGCGAGTTGCCACTATGCCTTTCCTCGGAGTAGTACCCCAGTCGTTTCCGCACTTCGCCACTGGGCCGACGTTGGTCCAATTCCACGGCTACAATCTGGGCTACTCCGAGGACCGAATCCAAATCGACGAAACGCCCTTCTTCCACGAAGTCAAGAGCGATGGATTCGGTGGCTCTGAAGGGCCGCCCTGTGACGTGCAGTATCTTGGATCGCTTATCTACGTCCGCTGCTCGCTGAATCGGTTCAACCAGACGACTCTTAAAAACCTCAGTAGTATTGCGACTGAAGATGCTCGCATTACTGCGCCTGGAATCATGCCTCGTGCTGGCTGGTACATGCGGCAGGACGACGGGTTGGAAGAACTGGTTCTAACCAGTAAAGAATACATCGTCACGTTCGCCAAGGCCGTTCTTCGCCAGGGTCGAAAATGGACAATGGGCACGCG